CCAAAAAGTGCCCGAAACCGGCTGAGTGAAACCCGAGCCGTTGACCGTAAAGGTTCCCGAACCGGCATTAGCCGTGATCGTCGAGAGGGGAGTCAGTGTCGAAAGCTGAGATGCCGTCAAAACGACAGGCACCGAGGCGGCAGCTAAGGCTTGACCCAAAGCAGGCATTTTCAAATTCATCGTTGAGAGAGTTGTTTCAGTAGCAGCGCCCGAGGGCAAAGGGAGCGATGCGGCCGAGACTGCAAAGGTGCCGGTGCCGGCGTTGGCGGTTACGGTTCCTGAAACGGGCTGAGTCGTGGCCGAGCCGTCGACCTTAAGGGCGGTCATCGATGCGACACCCTGCACGGTGATCACGTCCGCTGAAGCGCTCCCAGCCGTCCCAAGAGCCGGCTGCTTAGCGGCGGTGGCCGCACCACTAGGCAAAGGCAATGACGCGGCGCTAATCGGCTGCGTCGCTTGCCAAAACGTGCCTGAGACCGGGACGGTGCCGTTGATGTTCACTGCGCCGATCGTGGCTGCGCCCGCCGCAAGTGAGGGGAGCGATAAAAGGCTTATAGGTTGGGTGGCCTGCCAAAAAGTGCCTGAGACGGGTTGGGTGTGGCCCGAGCCGTCGACGGTGAAGGTTCCCGAACCGGCATTAGCCGTGATCGTCGAGAGGGGGGTCAGTGTCGACAACTGCGATGCCGTCAAAACGACAGGCACCGAGGCGGCAGCTAAGGCTTGACCCAAAGCAGGCATTTTCAAATTCATCGTTGAGAGAGTTGATTCGGTGGCGGCACCTGTCGGTAACGGTAGCGATGCGGCCGAGACGGGCTGAGTCGTGGCCGAGCCGTCGACTGCCACGGTGCCATCACTTGTGACCTTGATGGCCTTTAAATTCCCGCTGACAGCGCCGGCAATTTGAGTTGCTTGAGCGGGCACGCTTGAGCCCGTGGCGCCGTTTGCGCTATTGGTGGCGGTGATCGTGCCCGAAATAGGCACGGTGCCGTTGATGTTCACGGCACCAATCGTTGCCGAGCCCGCCGAAAGAGCGGGCAGGGCGGCGATGCTTACGGGCTGCGTTGATTGCCAGAATGTGCCCGATACTGGCTGCGTTGTTTGCCAAAAAGTCCCCGACACGGCCAAGGGCGAAGTCAGCTTAGAGTCGATCGAGGCTAAGTGGCCGCCGGTTTCAACGCACGCATTTGTCGGTAGCACCGAACTCGTGATCGCGGCGAGCCAAGACTGCGAACCCGCATTGCCTTGGTTAACGGTGTTGAGGCCACCCGAGTTGGTCACGTTCACATTTAAGGCCGTGCCCGTCGCGGTGATCGCGGTGTTGCCGTCGCCGGTGTACATTTTGGCTTTGACGGTTCCGGGTGGCGGGGTATCGGCCAACGCACCAATCGAGAAAAGAAAAAGGCCGATCATAATTATTTTCATTTTGGTGCTCCCGATTCGCAGCGAATTAAAGTTTCGCGTAATTTCTGTACGTCTTCTTCTTCGAGGCAGGCTTTCAATTTCGGATCGCCCGGCACTTCGATCAAAGTCCATTTGCCATCAAAACTCGTGACGGTTGGCCGTGAAGCACAACCGCCACCGAGAACACTACTTAGAGTTAAACAGAGCATTAAGTTTTGTCGCATCTTTTGCACTGAAAGCCTCGTGTACCGTTTTTAAATCGTCTTTTACTTTGCGGTCAGTTTCGGCCTGATCGATCCCGTCTTTAATAGCCTTGATCAGATTCATAAGTTCGGGGATCGAACAAAGTAAAAGCCAAAACGCCCGCACATTACTCATGACTTTATCGTATCCCCTTCAGGCTGGGACTTTTTCGCGTTGAACATCGAAAAATATTTCAGCCAGTACATAATCTTGCCGTCTTTGAAAAGTTGGATCTTATCAGACAATCCGGTAAGACCGGCGAGATTAAATACGCCCGACAGTGCGCTCAACGCGGTAAGTAAGAAAGCGATGAATCCGGTAATGATCGAACTCACGATGCCGAGATACAAAAGCGCTTTACTTACGATAGGGCCGACGATGGGCAGTTTTTGAGCTGTTACTATGACATCTTCAGCCCACTTGGGCGGGGCTGCGGGTTCTGCAACGGGCACGATCTTGTCGGCCGATGCGAGCATTACCGGCGCGGATGGTACCGGCGAAGCTGTCGGAGTTGCCACGGTTGGTGCGGGGATCGGAGCATTGACGACGTTCTGAGCGAAAACTTGAAATGAACAGAGCAAAAGCATAAGAGTGAAAATAATTTTCATTTTATAGCCTTTCTATTTTTTAAGATCGGTATTGATTAGAGTTAAGAGTCGGTCCCCCCTATTGACCCAACCCCGTTGATACTTTTCATTTTTCGGGCTCACTTTCACAATCCAAGCAATACGTGCAAGAATGAGTTGGTGAAACGCGTTTAGAAAAGTTTCTCTTTTTATGAGATTCAGGGCTGCGATGCTCTTATCGCCTAAGTTGCCGTCAAACTTTAGACTCATACCGCATGCAATTGCAGCTCTTTGAGCCATGGTGGCGGCGTTGGCCGCACCATAAAGAACACCCGAATCAAAGATCGCAGTTGCGATGCCAAAATCTAAAAGCTTGTCACACGACAAAACTTTCCAATACCTTTCAAAATAGAACTGAGCGGCCATTTCTTGAGACATGTTTTTGATTTCGGAAACATCAACCTTGTGCCCGAGCCAAAGCTCATAGGCTTTTTGGGTCACACCGAATTTAGTTGCGCCGCCTGAGTCAACCGGGTCGTCGGTAAAGGTTGTGCCCTCATCGCCAAGTAGGTACTGAAACGCTTTTTGAAACGTCTCGTTCATAAAGTGAAATCGTCTTTCATGATTTCATCGCGAATCGCGGGCCACCTGTCGCCCGCGACTTCTTTGATTGCGGCGTAAAATCTTCGCATGTCTATTCGGAACTTAGGCAAATCGCCGATGCTTCTTTCTAGATCGCCTAACTTTTTATCCAGGTGACTGGCCGCCATGGTGTTTGACTCCACGGCGTCCGTTAGTTTTTTGATCGCAGCGTCGGATAAAGAATCTTTTTCTTTGCGAAGGCTCAGCACGAATTTGCCTACGTTCACCAAAACAGAAATGGTAAGTAAAATACAAATTCCCGCGATGCCGTACTTTAAAGAAAAAAGATCTTCCATTTTCGCCTTATTGAAATTGCTCTAAGAGAAAAATCATACCCGCGCCACCAGCGCCGCCGGCATTCGAAGTCGTTCCGGGGTTCCCGCCGCTGCCGCCGTTACCAATCACAAGCCCGTATGTCGCTGCGGGATTTGAGATAATGGCGTCAAAGTAGCCGCCCGCACCGCCGCCACCGCCGCCAACGGTGCCGCTGACGCCGGTGCCGCCACCGCCGCCACCGCCGGCTGCACCGGCGCCTGTCGGCACGCTGCCGTTACCGCCGAATGCGCTCGCGCCACCCGCGCCGCCGGGTGGGTAGAAAACAAGAGTAGATGCGGAGACACTAGTATTACCGCCGCCACCGCGAACACCGATGCCAACTGCGGGCGATGCGACCGAAGCCGTACCGCCGTTACCGCCACCCGAGCCCGTGCCGGCGCCACTAGAGCCGCCACCGCTGCCGGCGACTGCGGTCAAAAGAGAGGTGCCAAAAGTTGTATTACCGCCGCCGCTGCCGTCGGTAGGGCTGCCGGCGTTACCGCCACCGCCGCCACCGCCGCCGCCCGCGACACCGCGAACCCAAAGAGCGACGGGAATACGAACCGCTTGAAAAATCAAAGTCGCATCGCCCGTGCCTGAAGCTTTTGTCAAGGTGCCGGCAACACCGGGAACCCCCGTGCCCGTCATGGTGACTTGCGTTGCGCCCGCAACGGTGACACTCACGGTAAAGGTCTGCGCGTTGTTGGTGTACGTGGCGCCGGCCGTTGCCGAACCTGAAGTGATCGTGAAAACGTAGCTGCGGTAATAAGTAGCAGCTCCAACCGAGGTAAACGCACGCGGGATTGGGGGGAGTGGTGCAAAAGCTGAAGTCATTTGTGCGAGCAAAGTCGCCGACACGCCGTCATCTAATACGTTCACACCCAAAAAATTCGCCAAGTATTGGGCGATTTGAGAGGTGATAAACGAAGACTGCCGAAGGGCCTTGTTGACGAGCTTCGAGCTGGCAACACCGGGTTGGTTCCCGGCATCGCGGTCAGCCGCCGCCGCATAATCACTTTGAGTTAGAAGATTTGTGCCCGTATCGGTTGGGCAGAAAGGTAAAAAATTGTTTGCCATTTGAGAGTCTCCCTTTAAAAATTATGTCGGTGCAAGTTCGCGTGCCCAAGATGCCTCGTCCCAGCCACCAAGATAAGGTGATTCTACATCCCAACCGAAAACGGGGCCAGTATCGACGGGCACAAAATATGTGTTCACTCGCACGCCTTCGGGCTTTAAAGGTATATACCCGCCCGTCAAGAGTGCGAGAGTCAGTGAGTCGACGATGCCGCCCACTAACGCCAAGTCGTAGCTCATGTCTTGGTGATCTTGGATTAGGATTGTGACGGTCGTAAAGACCGACTCCCAAATCCGGTAAGCCCCATCGGTCGTGCCGTCCCATTGGTTAGCTGCGATTTTTGCTTTGATGAGCGTTCGGTACGCATCGTCGGGCAGCGTCGTGATGCTCGCCGGCGCAAGATTAGGCTGCCAAGTTCCGAAATCCCAACCCAAGGTATAGTCAGCATCCCAAGTGAAGTATACGCCCGAAATGGGGATCGATACGTTGCGCGTGATCCCAACCCACTTGCCGATCGTGTCGAGCTGACTGCCGACGGCCACGTCGACATCGAACTTCGCGATCATGGACTGCAAGAGTTCTTGCACTCGGAGCTGCACCGTCACGTCGAGTGTGACAGTTGCCAGATACTTCGGCTTTTGCCGAAAGGCCGACGTGATCAGATTTAAGTAATCGGTCACGGTCATGTAATCACCACGGTCACGTCGACTGCCGGATCGGTCGCGGCGTTTTCGTTGAATAACAGTGGAATATTGATACTCGCTTGCGGATCGGTGTTTTTTCCGATCGTAAGAGAGGCAATGTCGAAGGTCGAGCCCGCGACCGTGCCGGTAAGGTAGGCCGGCGCATAAAGCTTGGTGATCAACACCGAATCGCCGATGCGGTTTGCGTTGATCGTATCGGCCACGGCTTGCTTGATCAAATCGATATAGTCGTTGGACCATGACGAGTTGGTCGAGATTGTAACGGTCGCAGTGATCACAACGGTTGTCGGCCGATAGAAATGAATCGTAAGCGGCATACCGTGCGCGTCGGTCACATCGATCGGAGTCGTGCCGAAAGTTCGCGTGCCCGGCGTTTTGTGTAGGGCAATTTCTTCGCCGATTTCTTGAGCGATGCCGCCTTCGACAACGATCGCCACCGCGTGCGCGGGTATGCCGTTAGAGTCGGTTGAGCCCGTGTCGTTCTCGTATCCACGCACTTTCGTGACGCCTGAGAGGTTGGCCACGCCACCAACGGAGCCGTCGAGCACTGTCAGAGACGGGTTTGCAGTCGAGGCCGTTTGGCGAATGCGAAGCTCGGCATCGGTCTCAACCGGCGCGCCGGCCGTTGCGGCTGCGACGTTATTCACGGTTTGCCAGCCGAGAGTCGGCGTAAAGATTTGGTTGACGGTGTTGGCTTCAGCCGTGAGTGCGCCCTCGGTTTGAGCGGCGGCCGTCACGGTGATTTCGCCGGCAAAAGGAATGGTCGTTGTCGGCACATCCCATTTTTGTTTCAGCGTGTCGATGACGACGCCGTTGGTGATCAGCGTGCCGCTTTGGCCTACGATCAGAATGTCGACCGTCGACTTCGTTGCAGTTCGCTTGAGCAAACCGTTGATTTTGACGACGCGGGCAAGGCCTAAGCCTTGGGCCGTGACGGGCGAGAACGAGTTGAAGATCACGGCGCCCAGAGCGGCCGTATCATAATCGGCCTGAGCTTGAATAGCTAAGAGCTGCCCGTCTTGTGAATCGGATTCGAGGTAAACGTCGGCGCCGTAAATAGCGCGGTACTGATCTTGCCGCCACGCAAGAAATGTCGGGTAATCGGCGAAGTGATACCCGGTGCTGTCGATATATACTAGATCAGTAATTTGCATAATTGTTCACCTGTACCGGAGTAGGGCCATAAATTGTATCAATGTCAAACTCGACTGAGATTGAGCGCGTATCTGGGTTTTTTATGCTCGCGTAATTTTGAATGTCGGTCACGCCGGTCGTGGTTATAACGCGGTCTTGGATCGTGGTGTCGGCAAGCTCTTGCGAATATTTTCCTAGGATGCCCTGCATGTATTGCGTGCCATCTTCGATGTTGAGAAACCACTCACCAAGCCAAAGCAAAAGCCGAGTCTTTACCGACTGTGCAACTGCCTCGGGTACGTCTTGCCAAAAATCAAGCTGCCCGTTGCCAAAAGAGTAATCGTCGTCCGGCCCTAGTTTTCTATACCTCATGGTGTTGGTCCCCCCGAAGTGCCGCCGCCCGTCGTGACGCCGGTGTGTTTGTGTGTCGCAAGCGGAATGCCGCCGGCCGTGACCGATGCGGCACTGAGTGAGCCCGCGATTACTGCGCCGCCCGCGCCCGATGTTGCGATCGAAGCGCCCGTGAGTGCACCCGTCGCAACGATAGTTCCCGAGACGGTCAAGTTACCAGTGACCTTCACAAGCGGTGCCGTGATGTCGATTTCAGCGGGGGCTATGAGTTTGATCTTACCGTCGGCTGCGATTTCAATGTACGAAGTGCCGGCGTTATTTCGGAGTTGCGCGCCGGTTGAACTGATACCCGAGAGAACTCTCGGTTGAGAATGCGGGCCGGGGATTGCAAACCCGTCCGATAAATCGTGCATTCGGGTTTCCATGGGCCGCTGAATGCCGCCCGACTGCCACCAAGCATCAATGCAGCGTGAAGCAAAAACAACGAGTACCTCATCGTTTACAGCCAACGGCAGCGTGAGCGTGAAGCCGCCCGCGCTCGGGAACACGATCGGCACATCGGTCAAGAGCGGCAGGTTCACCGACTGCGAAGTGCCGTCTTCGTTTTCGACGGTGCCCTGAATTGAGGGCTGCACCGAGCACGTCATTTTTGTGAAGTCGACCGATTGCACGATGCCGGGCATCGCTGACCAAAGTGACGATTGGCGGCCGTCGAGCACGAGCCGCATCGCCTGTTCTGCGTCGTTAAGTAACTGGCTACGGTCCATAGCCCACCTGCACGCTATTGATGGGGTTGGTCGTCACATCAATGTTGAGACAAATTAAATTGGTGTACCACTCGACGCCGCGAGTATCGCCGTTGTGTTCGGCCACAAGAACGTAATAAACCCCGTCGGCCGTGAGTGGCGCGGGGATGTTAGCCGGGCTATTGGGAATCTGCAAATTGATCTTGTACCGCTGAATTGAGGCGTTATCGATTTGGATTCGGCCGCCGATTCGGATCATTGGGTTGAGTAGGCACTTGACGTTCACG